AAGCCAGTTTTCTTGGCTTTATCATGGTATAGGCCACTTTAGCCACATCTAAAAGCTGCTGCAAAACATTTCTTTTTACTGTATTATGCAATTCAAAATAAGGCTCTAAAATATGAGAGCTTTGTATCATATTTTGTTTAGTATTGGTAACAGCATCATTAGTACCAATTTGACCTTCCATTTGTTTTGTGATACCAATTGAATTACCACATCTTTCTTCAATGTACCCTGCAAGTTCTACATATTTTTGGATATCAGAAGCCAGAGACATATCAATTTCTTTTGCAAGCTGAGTTACATCCTGACTGTTCCTGTTGCCTTCTTCTGAAGGATTTGCCCACACAATTTTAGCAGAGTCTGCATAGTACATCCACTTAGCTACATCAATGCCGGCACTCTTGGGAATTGAGTTGATGTTCATCATTAACAGCTTACCTTTATCAGATGCCATCAATAATTCAATACGATACATAATGATATTATAGTAATACTGATAAGGCTTCATTCTATCCATTGGTGATGTGATAGAAGAGTTCATATCATCATGTGCAGCACCTATGTAAGATAATGGACAGTTGTAAAGATTATCTAAATCAAAAGATTGACCTGGAACAGGTCTCATGTTTTTATAAATATCTTTTCCTATTTTATATCCCTCATGCTTTTCAGGAACCCATATCCATTCTATGTCAATATCTCCGGCATCTTTGTTCAGCTTGTAATCTTCCATTACAATATCCATTTGAACTTCACCGGTAGCAGGATCTCTGTAGTTTAAGAAGCCTACTTTTCTTTCACTTTTCCATTCATGGTGAACTACCCGAATAGTCTGTGCTGTATGGTGTATATTTTCTGTAAAAGTCCAATCAGTATCTATGATTTGATTTGCTCCTCCGTAAGGATAACCATTCTCCAATTCTCGGTGCTCATCTTCAGTTAAATCAAAAGCTGCCACCACTTCAGAAAGTGACATCATAAACTCTGAACTTGCCCATTGACCATCTTCTATCCTATCAAGATCAGGAGACTTATTATAATCAAATCTAAGTGGATTGATTACCTTTACAGTAGGCTCATCTCTTATGATACCTACCCAATAAACATCAGGGCCTGCTATTAAAGAGTATTTCCAGCCTTTATTAAACTTTTCCGGAATCCTGTCTTTTTTAATGAGATACTCCAGCAATTGATGAGATAAAGCTTCTGCAGGGTCCTGGTGTTTTCTTCTCATGTATTTTCTCACCTCATCAGGTGTTTGTGCTTCCAACTCTTGTGCAAGTTGTTGCTCCATTTGTTTTGCCTCTTCAGAGGTAAGCTGTCTGCCTTGCAGTTCTTCCTGCTGCTTCAACATGAGCTCTTTTTTTAGTGGTGTCATGATACTGTTTACCACAAACTCTCTTATTTTACCAAACTCAGCTTCTTCTTTTCTGGTGGTAGCTTCTTCATTAACAGCCAATGTTTTCCAGGAGAATGGTCTTTTCATCTCCATTCCCAGTAACACTTTTATTTTTCCGGATACAATATCTCTGTTAGTCATGGTAGCAGGAAGTTCCCCTACCTGTGCCCCATAAGGCTGGCATACATACTCAAAATCAGAAGGATTTAGAATGTTGTTAAACAAATCAAAGTTGATTTTCATCCTGCGATAATTACTTACACCACCCAGACCGGTAGCTCTGGTAAATGACATAGCATGCTGCCTATCAAGCATTTTTTTATACCATGCTTTATCATTAGCATCCTTCTGTTTTTGTGTAAGCCTCTGACTTTTGTAATCAATATCTTCAGTTGCCATGTGTAAATATATTAATTTTTTCTGAAAAGTTTACTAATTAATTCTACTGCATCTTGTGCATTATTAGACTTTTCGCTATTACCGTATTCTTTCTCCAAATCTTCCTCTTCTTCCTGAAACATTACCTGCATTAAAGCCATAACCCTGTCAAAGTTACCCTTTCTATTGTAAACAATTAACTCTTCTAAAAGTCCAGGAGAATTAATATAATCTATTGTGGTAAGAACATTGCCATTTTCATCAGTGTCTCTTTCTCTGAGTAACCAACCTTTTATATACTTCTCACCGGCATCCTTCATTTGGTCATTCATGTGACAACCATAAACTCTGGCAACTTTACTTTCTTTTACATTTTTACTGATAACTCTGTCAGGTTGTGCAGCCAAAAGATGCAACTTTTTTCTTCTCATAAAGTAGCTTCTTACATGAGTAACTTCATTCTCATGCATACCTTCTGTATTGTACAGCTCAATAAACAATTCAAATATTCTGTTTACTATATCAGCATCTTCTGGTCTGCCTGTATATTCAGCTACTATGACATCATTTGAAGAACTGTATCTATGCACTCCTTTCTTTACAATAATACTTGCAAGAGATGTACCTTTATCTTGTCTGTAGGGGTCATAACCAATTTTATACAACCCTTTTGGTGCACCTTCTATTGGATACTCATAGATTACAGGACACCCTGTAAGATCTTTAGTTTTTGGTTTAAAGTTCCAGATGACAGGAGGATGCTCATCATCTTTCATGTAAGGTTTTGCTCTGACTTTACCTGTTTCATCTTTAAACAACTTTACAGGCTGCCCTTTTATGACATTTAAATTTTCTCTGTTAATAAGGTTTAATCTGTTTCTCAATTCCACTACAGGAAAGCTATTAGTACTTACTGTAAGGAAAGCTTCTGATGGAGAGAATGGGTGTTCCTGAACTCTCTTTTGTAATACCACTGAACCATTAGAAGAGTTTTTAAGCATCTTTGCTCTATGCTCTTTTTCATCTGCAATGGCAGACACTGTATCTGAGTTACCTTGCTCATCATAATATCCTTCTCTGTTCCAATACATAGGATGGAAAAAACCACAATTAGTTTCTTCAGCATTGTCATCCCAAATGTTTTTAACCGGTAATAAACCATATTCAAAAGGGTTGTAAAACATATTGGCAAAATCTACTGTACCACTCTCCATATCACCACCGGTTCCGAATATAATAATTTGTCCTGTAATGTATTTACCTGCAGATAAACCTGGTGCAGTTGCCATGTATGCATCTTCAAGATTGGGGAAAACACCAGCTTCTTCTAGTAATACATACTGAGCATCTTTACCCCTGGCAGCATCTGGATTGTCTTTAAAAGTAAGAGCCATTATTTCAGACATGTAACCATCTTCATTAGACACCCCATCAATAGTATCTTTAAAACTAGCTCTTCTGTGGTCTTGCTTATCTACAAATTCTCTACTCTTTCTCCAGCCTGTGTGTTTATTAAGAAAGTTGAGGTAATCTGAAGCCATACCCATAGTTCCCTTAGGATATAAATACTTCTTATCAAAAGCCCCAATTAAAGTTAAACTGTCAGGTTGTGTGTTATAAGTGTTTGCACAAATAGCTCCATTCTTGTAGGAGTATCCCTTTCTTCTTGCTTTACCTACTATGACATGAAAACCTCCTGTAAGATAATCTGGTTCAATGGTGATGCTTAATTGAAGCTTTGAAAGTTCAGCTTTTAATCTTTGTGCCTGTTCTAAAGTAGAAAGAGTTTGTATAATGCTTCTCTCTTCTTTTGTGGTTTCATTTACTGTAAGGATACCATATCTTGCAATTTCTAATGACCAGTAATAATTGTAATCACCATCCCAGAAATCCGGCATTTTCTTTTTCTTCTTTGCAACTTTTTCAGATATTTCTTCAGAGATTTGTATCTGTGCAAAGTTCAAATAAAAATAATGGTGTCCGGTAATTCTAACTCCTCCTGTACTGTATCCATTTGTGCATCTGTCTAATTGCACCCTCCAGTAATCTCTCCATCCCGGAGAACCCCACGGATCAGGTGTATAGTATTTATGCTTCATGAAGTGGAGTCCCTCTTCTCTGAAACATTGAGTATTTATGTATATCCCATCAGGATTTCTTACGGCATCTATCTGCATCTCTTTTTACTATTAAGTGTGTCAAACCTTTTAAATCAGCTATTTCCACTAACATCACCTTATCCAGGTTATTTCTTGTATATACTTTGTAAGGTTCATAACTCACTGCTGCTGTTTTTATTATGGCCAGCAACTTACCATCCCTATTAATTAAGCCATTTGCTTCCAGCACTTTTGCACTGTAATCTACTAAATGTCTTCTGTCCACTACAAGATAGTAATCTTCCATAGCAAACGCAATATGAGATGCTCTTCCATACAGCCATCCCCTTCTACCACTACTGTTATTAAATTCTATCCAGGTAAATTCTTCTGATGGTTTTTTGTCTAACCCATTTACTTTCTTCTGACTTTTTACATCTACAGAAAGTCCATTGCCAAGATATAGGTCAATGTGCCACTCCATATCAATCTTGCCGGTACTTTTGCAACTTTCAATACCATGAAAATCCAGCAAGCACTTCTGAAACAATTCCTCTTCCGGATCTATTCTTTTCCATATCTCTTTAGCCATTAGGTAGGTCTTCTTTCAAATTCATTTATCTCTCTGTTGGCCCTGGATTTATTTGTTTCAAACAATTCTTCATGTACTTTATTTTCTAATTGTGCCAAAGCTTTCATTACTTCACCGGTATCTTTTAAAGCACTTGTTACATCTCTCGGTTTTAAAATAAGCATACCTTTGTCTGTTCTTTCACTAAGGTCAACATCCTTTAAAAATTTCTTAGTGTTTTCTGCTGCAGTTCTTGCATCTTCCAAATAAGTTAGACCAGGAGAAGCTTCATAGAAAAACTCTTTGTACATTTCCATAGCTTGAGTCACCAGTTCATCAGGTTCATAATCTTCTCCTTTAAAGATTCTGGCTATGATTTCCTTCTCTTTTCTGTCAGAATCATACC